TTGGTCACATGCAATGATGCCTTTGATAATTCAAATACGTATACACCAAAAGAATCGGATGTTGTTGTTGGATTTTTTCTTGACGGCGGTAATGCACACACTCCAGTAATGATGGGTGTGCTTCCTGGGATACCACTTAAAGCCTCAAATCCCCAACAAGGATTTAATGACCAAAGAAGTGCATCACAATTAAATGTCTCACCATCAAAAATTGAAGATACTAAAACACATTATCCTAGACACCTTGACGAACCAACCACATCAAGACTTGCACGTAACCAAAGTCCTACGCAAATAGACTTAGCTAAGAGTAATATAAGTAGTGCATTTGAAAGAAATCCTTCTTACAATGCTACATATCCTTATAATAACGCAATTGAATCTGAGTCAGGACATGCATTTGAGATAGATGATACACCAAAAAATGAAAGAATTAACATCTTCCATAGAAGTGGATCGCACTTAGAAATGCGACCAGATGGTTCTATGCAACAAAAAGTTCTTGGGGATAGTGTTAGAGTAATCAACGGTAATGAATTAGAACATGTTAAAGGAAGTAAAAGAGTTATTATTGATGGTGATTTAACTTATGAAGTAAGTGGAACTGTTACATTTGTAGTGAAAAAAGATTTTATTGCTACTGTAGGAAAAAATATCACACATAGTGCTAAGGGTAAGTTTAGCGCATCTGCTGGAACTTTTGCTAGCCTAAGTGGCCAAGCATCTGTTTCAGCTAGTTCTCTTGGAATTGCAACATTATCCGGAAGTTTAACTACTGCTTCTGGATTGGCTTCCTTAAAATTGTCAGCTCCTCAAATAGATTTGACGAACGGTGGAAAAGGAACATCTAAAGACGCAGCGACAACTACAACATCAGAAGGTGCAGGAACTGCGGCAGCTTCTGGAAGTTTTCCTGGAGTACAAGCTCAGGCATCATTAGATGGAATATCTGGAGCAGCAGTTAAAGGTGGTGAAGGTGTTATAGGATCAAGTTTATCGACAGCAGGTGGAAATATTGTTGATATTACTAAGAATGCTTCTAGTGTTGGTGTAGTTGGAGATATAAATGCATCCAAGATATTCGATTCACCTTGGAGTGGATATAATTCTGGTATGGTAGAAAGTTTAACTAAAACCACTCCTTCACTTATCGAACAAACAAAAACTATTATATCACAATCAATAGAACAAGGATATAATCAACTTAAAGGTCTTCCAAACACAGTAGTTGATAAATTAGGATGGAATGAGTATATGAATTCTCAAAATGCTGCACTTGCACAATGGGATGTTGCTGGAATTACAAATAATATAAAAGATTATCAGAGGGCTGCTTCTGCTACAATTGATGCTACAGGTAAAGCTCTTCAAATTGCGGTTAATGCTGAAAATTTAAAAAATGATGTTATATCAGTAAAGAATTTAACAGTAGATTTCTGTATTGGAGAGACTGCAAAGCAATATGTTAATGAAGTTAAACAATCATTAAAAGATGCTAAAGATCAAGTTAGAGAAACATTTAAACAATATAGCAAATCTACAACTGACATGATAGAAGAAGCATCAGCAGAATTAAAAGGAAAAATGAATTCTTTTAATGAGAAGTCAATAGATGAATGGATTGATAGTCATCTTTATGATAATTCGTGTGGAAGTTGTGCTCAGGCAGCACTTAGAGATAGACAGAATGGAAAAACTCCTAGTGAAACTTCAAATCTTTTGAGTGAATGTTTATATCGTGAATACAAATCAATTAGAGATAGACAAGCAGGAATGGTTCCAGTAACAAGTGCTGATATTGCAAAAACTAAGAAGAAAGAATGTTAATATGCCATTTGTAGCTAAACAATTAGACATAGTTTCTGACAGAGGTATAATAGGTGGAGTTGGACATCCTAATATCAGAATTAATGGAATACCTGCAGCTGCATTAGGAGACAAAGTTGCTCCACATGCTTGTTGCGGAAAGCCAAGTTGTGAAATACATTGTAAAGCAGTTTTGTTAAAAGGAAACATTCGTCCAAATATTCGTCTTAATGGACAACCTATAATTGTTGCAGGTGATATTGCAACCTGCAAAGAACCAATCAATAGGCAAGGAAAACCTAGCATAGTTATGGTGTTATAATGGGAACTTTATATAATTCGTTACAGTTAAATTTTGATACTTCAAAATTTGGAGAAGCACTTGATCCTATGGGTGATCTACAGGATAGAATAGATGAGAGTTATCCACTAGTTCTAAAATGGCAGTATGATGCAATAGCAAATAATCAAACCTTAACTAGTTTATATTTTAAGAATCCTGTATCCAATGTAGTCAACTCTATAATTTCTACGGTAAGTAGTGCAAATACTTTCTTACAAGTTTTTGGAATTCTTGCTAACGCAAACGTCACTATTGCTGGTTTAGTTAATACCGCAAATACTTTTTTAGTGCATACACAAAGAGTATCGGGAGTTGAAACCTCTCCTAATACAGCAGAACCAGATTTTTTTACGTCAAAAAGTTACGGTGAAGTTGCATTTTCACTAGTGAGTAAATTTGAGGGAATATCGAACAACTCTCCAATATTAGGAAGTATGACCAGTCTTTTTGTTGAAGATGATTTGATTAAATATTCTAATGAATTGTCTGCAGCTTCAATAGAATTAAAAAACAGTATAGTTGCGGTTGGGTTTCCATCCACTTATGCATCCAATCTTTCATCTATAAGAATTACACAGATATTGGATACCATGAACGCTGCTAACAATTTTATGTATGATAGATATACTAATGACAAACAGTATTTTGGAAGGTTAGTGCATCTATCCAATAATTATTTTGAAATGATAAAATACTCATCATTTGGTGACCTAGATGCACATTTAATTAGTAATTATATTGGTACAGATAAGTTATTAAAGAACCTATAAATAGAAGATGGCAACCTCATTTACAAACGTAACAAGACAATACAGAGACTTGGATTTGAATTTTAACATTCATCCAATTCGTAAAGACATCAATAAAAATGTTGGTGATATGGCTGTTATTAACTCCATCAAGAATTTGATTTCCACAAACAATTATGAGAGGTTATTTAATCCCATATTTGGCGGAAACATTAGAGCAATGCTGTTCGAAAATATGGATCCGGTAACTGCTCTAAGAATGGAAAAAGAAATAGTTAATATGATACAAAATTATGAACCTCGTGCAATTCTTAGTTCTGTAACTATTATTCCTCAATATGAAAATAATGCATATGATGTCAAAATTAGATTCCGCATTGTTAATCGTCAAGACCCAATACAGATTTCATTTCAATTAGAGCGACTACGATAATGGCAGACCGTTTACAAATAACAGACCTTGATTTTGATACAATCAAGACCAACTTAAAAACATTTTTAAGTCAACAATCAGAATTTCAAGACTATGATTTTGAAGGTTCTGGATTAAGTATTCTCTTAGATGTCTTAGCTTACAATACGCATTACAATGCATACTATCTAAACATGGTAGCAAATGAATCATTCATGGATACAGCTTTACTTAGAGATTCTGTAGTATCACATGCAAAAACATTAGGTTATATTCCATATTCAAGAACACCTGCTGTTGCAAACGTAAATATTCAAGTGATTGTGAATACGAATGATGCAGTTCAATCTTTATCAATTCCAAAAGGATTTAGTTTTCAGTCAAATCTAATTGATAATAAATCATACGCATTCAATATAATTGATCCAATAACGGTATCAAGAACGGGCGATTCCTTTTATTTTGATAATGTTGATTTGTATGAAGGTGTTTTAATTTCTTTTAGTTCAACATATGATGCAACAACAAATCCATATTCAATATTCACTATACCAGATACGAATGTTGACACCACATCATTAAAAGTTACGGTTCAACCATCAGCAGGAAATAGTGCAATACAGACATATTCCCTTGCAAGTGATATACTAACTGTAGATTCAACATCATCTGTTTACTTTCTACAAGAAGGTAGAAATCAGCAATATCAAATATATTTCGGGGATGGAATAATAGGTAAATCTATTTCCGATGGATCCATTGTTAATATTGAATACTTGATTACCAATGGATCTGAAGCAGATAAAGCAAACGCATTTATTCCACTAACAGATATTAGTGGATATGCAAATATTATAACTACAATAAATTCAGTTGCATCAGGAAGTTCAGAAAGGGAGTCTGTCGATAG